TTTGATTCAATGGTTGATTCCGGAACCTTAATATGTGACAAGTATGTCCTGCGCGAATGCATTGGGTCCGGTGCATTTGGTGAAGTGTGGAACGCGGAGAGCGTGAGCACGGGGGAACCGGTTGCCGTCAAAATGGAGCGCATTCAGGGCAATCCAGCGCCCACTCTGCAATACGAATCCCGCGTGCTGCAACTCTTGCAACACACACCCGGCATGCCAAAACTTCGTTATTTTGGACGCAAGGATGAAATGAACCGCATATTCATGGTGACCGAACTGCTGGGCCCTTCCCTGGAAACCTTGGCAAATTCGCACAGGTTTGACATGAGACCACATCTTGTGAAACATCCGCCCCCACACCATGCGGACTTCATTTCAGCAATTGGACGACAAATGCTGCAGCGGTTGCGGTCATTGCACGTGCGCGGAATGCTGCACCGAGACGTGAAGCCGGACAATTTCTTGTTTGCGCGCAGCCCCGCGCTGGACATGTCCAAACGGGCAACAATGCACGCGAGTCAAGCGTCGATGCCGATGCTGTATCTCATTGATTTTGGAATGGCGAAACGCATAAACCCAGACAACACTAATGAAAATGAAGTTGTGCGTGCATCCAGTTCATTGATAGGAAGTGCGCGATACGCGAGCACGGCTGCACATGTGGGGGCGCCATTGGGTAAAAAAGATGACCTGATTTCCATGATGTATTCGCTAATTTATTTGGCAAACGGTGGCGCATTGCCCTGGATGGGACACACCGATGATGAAATTTACTACATAAAAAATGACATGACGCCGACCGAATTGTGCGGTGAATTGTCGCAGCATCATGAGGACCGATGGAGCCACATTTTGGAACTGCTTTACGACATGAGGACAAACGCCATTCCGGATTATGATGAAATCGAACGTCATCTCTAATAGAGAAAGGGAATGCAATTGTGTGAAGTGTTTTGTAAATTTGATGTTCACAATGATTATTGCAATAATCGTAATAATTACAATAATCGTAATATTATAATAATTATAATAATTATAATAATTATAATAATTGCAATAATTAAAATATTAAACTAAATTAAATCATGAACCATTTGTTTAATTACAGACAAAGCACTCCATTATGTGAAATTATGGGTAGACATGGAAGTGACAAAGGTTCCAAAGACATTAATCATTGTTGGCACAACTATACAACATTTTATTATAGTATATTTAAAGATTTGCGCCATAATCGATTAAGAATATTTGAGTTGGGTTTAGGAACAAATAATGTAAATATCCCATCCAACATGGGTTCCAATGGAAGACCGGGTGCATCTCATTTTGGGTGGCGTGAATTTTTCCCTAATTCTGACATTTTTGGCGCCGACATTGATGCTAACATATTGTTCAACACTCACAAAATAAAAACATTTCATTGTGACCAAACAAACCCAGAAATGATTAACAAAATGTGGAATGAACCTGATTTACAAGAGAATTTTGATATTATGGTTGAAGATGGATTGCACGCATTTAATGCCAATGTTTGTTTTTTTGAAAATAGCATACATAAATTAAAACCAAATGGATATTACATTATAGAGGATATAATTAAGTCTGAAAAACATTTATTTGAGAATAAGATTGAAGAATGGAAAGGTCAATATAAAAATTGTTCATTCACATTATTACAAATACCATCATCTGTTAACAATCATGACAACAATTTGTTAGTGGTGTTTAAATCAGCAGTTTAAACGCACAATGGTGCAATGAATATGTAATAAAGATTTTGTTGATTTATTATATATTATACATCTCTCGGCAATGTCAATGTCAAAGAGGTCACACGCACACGATGATTTGAAACTGCTTGCAGCGTATGCTCTGTTTGGCATCCACACCATAAACGACGATGGGTTGAACAATGCGGCGCAGCGGCAGCTGGCATCCAAGTCGTTGTTCGGCGTGTTTGTCACCTTGTTCCGCAATGAAAATGTGGTTGCCATGCCCCATGATGCATCGAAATCAGATGCCGATGAACGGCAAATTCATGGCTGCTTGGGGGAATGGAACAGCAAGTATCAGTCAATGCCAGCTTCGGACCTGATTGTGAAAATGCAACAATTGGTGCAAGACGTGCGTAAAAAAGATGACCGACGCCTGCACTTTTCAACCGACGTGGATGAAGACGCGTCGGCGGTGATTGAAATCAATTTTATGAAGTTGCCACTGCGCGAAATCGACGACGCTGCGCCAATCACGAAGACACGGTTTAGCAACAAAACCCAAGGCGTGCTTGTGGACACGGGCAGCGGCAAACGCGCGACATATTTGCCGGGGGTGTATCCCGACGCGAGTTGGACGTATATTGCCCAAAGCCTGCGCCAAAAAGCGGGAATCGGTGCTTCCACGGCGGCTCGATTTTACGCGTATGACACCATGAAGGTGGAGTTTCAAGTGTATGACGTGCTGTTTGCTGCCCGGTCGGCATCATATTTGCGCACAGATGTTGCCTTCTTTTACTTGAAGCACTACGCCGATTTTGTGCCATACGAATACAACGCGGCGACTCGCGCGGTAAAAGTGAACGAAACGGAAGCCGTGCGCAATGTGGCGTGCATTGGCGATGTCATACTGTTTGCCCAGGATTACAAGGCCGCGTTTGAAAACAAGCCCATCCTTGCCAATTTGGAGCACTACTATCAGAAATGGCTGAAGAACCCGGTGGCTTATCGCCAGGCGTCCATTTTTTTGATTCGAGCTTACAATCGGGCCAAGGTGCATCACTCCCGCGTCCAGCTGATGAGCGCGCAGCTTTACACTGCGTTGGACAGCGGTGCGCTGGAACCGCGGTTTGAACTGGGTGAGGCGGTGTCCGTTCTAGCCCAGACATCGGTGCCTCGGGTGAAGTCGCTGAAACGTGCCATCATATTGATGAATGAACGGGCAGAGGCAATGCTGCGAGCGACCACCACGCCGCTGGACAACGTGTTTGAGCTGAACTGGCAGAGCCAAAGCGTGCATCAAATGATGAAATTGGACTCATCTCGGAAATCTCGAACATCGGAATGGAATGCATACGTGGAACACGCAGTGCTGCTGTTTAGCGTATTTGTGAAAACGGCGCAGCGAACCGTCCTGGGACTGGAATCACTTGAGACCAACTATTTGGCAGTCATTTACGAATGCTTGTCAAATCTGGACGCGGTCATGGTGTTGTTCGAAAGCAAACACCCGGATGAATATTACAAACAAGCAGTCGTGATGGTGCACAATGAAATCCGAGACCAACGACTGCGGTATTTTGCGGCGCTGAGACGCGGGGAATACGGGCTGTATTACTTCAAGAACGGCAAGACGGCGCGACTAGACATCACGGGGCATGTAATGAACGTTTGACCCGTTTTAATTTATATTTTATCCATTCAAATATATTTAAAGACACCACAACATGGATGTTCAGAACGGAAACAACAATGAGTGCAACCGACAATGACAACAATGGCGAGGCGCCTGCCCCTGTGCTTAGGCACACCGGCCGCGTGAAGTGGTTCAACAACAAGACCGGATTTGGGTTCATCACTGCTTTGACAGACAGCGAGGGTGTCAAGGAGGGAAGTGATGTCTTTGTGCATCATTCGGCGGTCAAGGTGTCGCAGGAGCAGTACCGTTATTTGGTGCAGGGTGAGTATGTGGAGTTTGTGCTGTCCAAGTTGAAGGCATCTGATGCCGCTTCGGCGGATGCTGGTGCTGGTGCTGCTGCGCCCAAGCACGAGTTTCAAGCGGTGGATGTGAGCGGCGTCAAAGGCGGCAAGCTCATATGCGAGACGCGTTGGGAGAGCCGAACAAGTGCCGGATTTTCGGCCCCCAGTGCTGCAAGGTTCAAGCGGTCTGATGAGCAGCAGCGCGAGTGGACCACGGTTGGGGGTCCAAGAAAGTCCGGGTTTGTGCCTCGTCAGGGGGCGGGAGAGTGGCGCCGTGGTGAAGGCACCAGCGGACGCGGTGGTAGAGGCGGACGAGGTTCATCCGAGTAAATGATGACGCATGCGCGTGGATGGGCTAAACAGTTGTGCTGCGATTTTCACATGGGACTTTGGTCTAGGGGTATGATGCTTGCTTTGGGTGCAAGAGGTCGGGAGTTCGATTCTCCCAAGTCCCCCACAACAGCTTATGAATTGAAACACTAATATGCATTTAGTATTTGAATAACGTTTGTGAAATTATTCGCGCATTCACGTGTTTGCCATAGCGTTGGGCAGCATTGGAACCTCACTGAAAAATGCGAGCCGTTGTTGCATGGGCGTGGTTGTGTGATGCGTTGCATTGAGCACATTTCGGATGTAGTATTGCAGGAGTTTTGTGCATTTTTTGTCGTTTTTGTTTTCATGCGATGATGCGATGAGTTGCAATAAACACACGCACGGGATGCGCGTTTTATTCGAAATCATGAAAATGAGAAACATGTCTTCATTCACAATGGTGTCATTTTCCTCGTTGAAACCGGTTTCATGCAATATTTCGTTCGAAATGATGGAAACGGGGGCGTGATTGAAAACGCTTGTTTGAACCAGGGTTTGCTCGGCACTCATCAACGGCCCATCCAGTCCGTGCTTTTTGTGATTGTGCACGTGGCACGAATTGAATTGCGCAATGGATTCATCTCCATTGACGTTGTTGACACACGCGAAGCCCAAATGCACAATTCCACCGTTGATGGCATGCTTTTGAATGATGTCTGACACGCGTTGGACAAACGCATGTGCTTTGTAGTGCTTCATTGGGGCGTGCTTCAAAAACAAATAGTAGGTGGAATTTGTGCGATACAACAATTCATGGTCGTTGGAGTGCAGCTGTTCAAACGCGGTGGATACGCATTTGTGCTTGAGCTGATATATGATTTGGAAATCCCAGACAATGCATAAAATGTTTGGAATCGTGTTGGAAACGCACACATTCATGGGTTCGGGCGCAATGGCGAATTCTTTGGTATAAGCAAACATGTCCAGCAATTTCATGTGCCGACTAATGGGTTCGATTCGATGTGTCAGGGGGCTGTTTATCCATCTATAGCATTCACTTTCGATTCTGGTTGGTGGCAAAAATATGAGCTGGTTTTTTCCAGACAGCAAGTCAACCGGGTATTTTTTGTTGTTCAGGGTGAGACCCACGCGACACGGAATGGGGGCACCCGTGTCATTGTAAAAATAATAATGGAATCCATGTGGCGTTTTGGCACTGACCGTCGTTTTGGAGAGGTAATGATGCAGCGGTTTGTCATCCATGTCGGACGTTCCAGAGAGCGTCAAATCATCGTTGGAGTCGATGTCTATGACTAGAACATCATTCATGAATGCAGCCAGTGCATTTTTATTTGTGAATTTAGTGTAATCTGCGTGGTGGTGCCTTGGATTATTGCGATTGGGCTGATTGAAGACGATTTTCTTGTTGTTGATGTATCCGTCAATATTCATGTTGATAATTTCCCAGTTCATGTATGGATTCATTTTTTTAATTTCTTCGCCGTTCAATTTTTCGAATGCATTTTTCAATACAACCTGCTTGTAGTAATACTCGCTAGACAGGTATGCATATGACAGCAACACGATTATTGTTAAAATGATAATTCCATACACAATGTCAATTTTCATATGTGTCAAATTTTATTGAATCATATATTGTATGGACAGAATAAAAATGTTCCGATGTCATTTCAAAAAACAGTAGGAATGAAAAAAATTGAAAGTGATTTTGTTTTTTCTTTTCTTGGTCAGTGTTCACACAAAGCAACAAGCAACTACAACATGCAGACTGAAATTCAAGCCCCCGCCAATCAATCCCTTGACGTTCTCCAACAATTTGACCAGTTGTTGAAGAATCATTCCATCGTCGTCTCTGACCGTGAAAATCTCACAAAGCTCTTTGAGCACATTGTGGATTTGTGCACCCAGATGCCCAAGACGAAACTCAAGGCGGCTGTCAAGGCTGCGACCAAAGAACCCAAACCCAAGGCTCAACCCAAACCCAAGGCTCAACCCAAACCCAAACCCAAGGCTCAAGAAACCATGGTGGGTCCTGAAGACGCCGCTGATGCTCCGGTAAGTTCCGACCTTCAAACAGTGCCAGTCGCTCGCGGGCGTGGTCGTCCTCGCAAGACCCCCTCGGACGCCGTGGGTCCTGCTGCCAAATCCGCTGATGCAAACCCAAATGCCGAAACAGCTGAAAAGAAAAGACGTGGCCGTCCTAAAAAGGACAAGAGCGTGACCATCTCGTCCAATGACGACGAAGACGCCTTGATTGAGCAAATGATGGCCGATGTCGCTTCCATGCAAAAAAACGAGGAACCCGCTGTTGTCCATGCTCACATTGCGGTCCAGGCTCACATTGCGGCTTCCCTTGCATCTCCGGTTGATGACGATGAAACCGAAAGTGAAGGCGAAATGTCCCCAGTTGTGCATGAATCCAACTCACAGATGCCCTCATTTGTGGTGGAAGCTGATGTGTCGTCCAATGTGGCGGCAACCAAACCCAAGGCTGTCAAGGAAGCCAAACCCAAGGCTGTCAAGGAAACCAAACCCAAGGCTGTCAAGGAAGTCAAACCCAAGGCTGTCAAGGAAGTCAAACCCAAGGCTGTCAAGGAAGCCAAACCCAAGGCTGTCAAGGAAGCCAAACCCAATGTTGAGGATGTTCAGCCATTGGCATCGTTCTCCAACCCGCCTGAGATTGTCATTCCGAAAACAGAAAATCATGTGGTGAATGGCACGATTTACCTGCAGTCCAACTTCCCAACATCGTCCTTCACTTGGAACGGACGCACCTATCTGCGCACGGAGACAGACAACGTCTACGACAACCTGACGTTTGAAATGATTGGCGTCTGGGACCACGCAAACCACGAAATCATCTGCGCTTTTGATGATGATGACGAGATGTGCTTCTCTGATGAAGATGATGAGTAAGTGCACGCACACATCACATGACACAACTCACCTATAAAAAACTCAATACAAAAAACAAAACCAAAAACAAAACCAAAAACAAAACAAATTTTTTTATGAAAGGATTCCGTAATATTTGTGTGTGTTTCATATAAACAATGACAACTACGCAAACAACGGAAGATGGGCTGATGAAATTCATTTGCAACGCCCTGCAGATTCAGCCAAACGAACTGAAAGATGGACTCATCATTGAAAGAGACATGTTGATTTCCAAAGAAAAATACGAAGCATTGAAACCGCACATTGTTGATTTGAAAAAAATATTTAGTAGCAAGTGCATGACAAGCATGCACACATGTGCAGAATACAATCAACGTTGGCCATGTCTTAATTTGGTTCGACAAGTGCTGAAACGCATGGGCTACGACATTCAGCCCGAAAGAAGGTGTGCTGGACGCGACCAAGATGGTAAAAAAATATTTGAACGTTTTTTCAAATTGCATGAACGAGAGATTGACGACACGGCAAACGAAATCGCAGACCATGATTTGCCAATTTAAACTGCTGCATTTGCATTTGGCATCTTTTTTTTGATTATTTTTCGGGCTGCATCAGGCGCGTTTGTGGCTGGTGCTACGGTGTTTGTGGCTGGTGCTACGGTGTTTGTGGCTGGTGCTACGGTGTTTGTGGCTGGTGCTACGGGAGGGAGTTGGACCGCTTTTTTCCGGATGGTTTTGACTTTATTGGGTTCAGGTTCTTCAGTCCGAGTTTCCGTTTCCAACACTTGTGCCTGAAGAGTTCCATCGGTGTTTGCTGCAATCACATTTCTGGCATAGTTATCATTCATGTCGAACAAGTTTGCTGGGAGTGGTGGCGGTGTTGCCACTGGTTTTTGGACCACCTTTTTTCTTATTGTTTTTGGTTTGATTTGTTCTTGTTCTGGTGCTTGTTCTGGTTCTGGCGCTTGTTCTGGTTCTGGCGCTTGTTCTGCAACTACGTTTGTTGTTGCTGTTGCTGTTGTGGCTGGTGCTGAGTCTTCTTCAACAATGTGTTTTGCCACGGTGGGTTCCACGGACTTCACCTTCTTTGCTTTGGATGCTGCAACAACTGGCTTTTTTTTCACAGCTGGGATGGGTTCAGGAACAGGTTGAGGTTGCAAGTATCCGAGCGTGTTGAATTTGTCGGTGTCAAGCACAGGGTCGACCTTCATGTTTTTGAATTCTTCGGACTCTTGGATGGTTTTCAATATCTCGTCTTCAGGTATGCCGTATTTGGTGGAGAATGTGTGCACAATGCAAATGTGAAAGTCGGCGACATGTTTGAAAAGCACATGGAGAGACGCGGCATATGCATCGCGGGCAGTTTTCACTTCGACAGGTACGTAAGGAACTGGAGTCCCATTTTCCAATATGTAGGCGGGTTCTTTCATGACTTCGTCGTGCATATCATGGGGTTTGAGTTGAACATGTAAATTCAATTTTTTTACATTTTCTCGAAAAATGCAAACATTCGAAATTCATCAATGCATCAATGGGGGACCATTAGTTTTTTTAATGGACGGTCAGTCATGTGTTTTTGTGCGTGTTCAGGAACGCGTTTAAAAAACTTGGGGTGATTTGTGATAACATAATCAACCGTTTTGTCCTTTGCTTTTGGATACAACAATGTTTCATATGCATTTGTTGCGTCCGGATGCGCAGTTAGAATGGCAATGACGCTCGGGTCGGATTCATACACTCTAAACTGGGAATACACATGTTCTGGG